CCCAGCTTCGCTGGGTGCCCGTGAAGGGTAACTCCTTTACAACCACTGAGGAGGTACACTTGAGTAAGCACGATAAGTTCTATGTAAGAACGTACCGGCTCAGGTGCTTAGGAAAGTACAGCGATGGTGATGGCGGTCATTCGTCAGAAGGCATTGTTGTAGTGGACAAGACCAACTTTGTCAACTTTAGCGACGATATCCCCAATTGGAGGCAACTCCTAGCAATGGGGAAAGACGCGACAACTGATATGGCTGGTTACCGGACTTCCTTCCTCCCTCAAATCTATACCGGCTCTTACCAGGGCCGGCCTAGTGCGGGGATTCCGGAAGAATGGGCGGGTGCGTGGCAGGGACACAACTTAAATTCGTTGTTGAACCTGTTTACACCTACGTTAACCCCCTCTCCTCTTGCCTATAATAAGGCAGCCACGAATCTTCTCGGTAGCTATCTCACCGTACGCAACACTTGGCGTGGAGGAAACTTCATTGCCGAGTTCGGTGAAACCGTGGAGACGCTAGCGCATCCTCTCAAGGCACTCTATTCGAGTACTTGGCAGTTTGTGGGAAATGTAGGTAGAATAAAAGGTGTCTACCGCAAGAACCCAGTCCGCTATGGCCGATTGCTCGGTGGACTTTGGCTAGCTTATGCCTTTGGTGTACGTCCTCTGTTCGAGGACATCAAAGACGCTCAACAGGCCTTACGCGTCCTTTCAGAGGGGCGTGATAAAGACCACGACACCAAGAGGATTCGGGGCTCTGGGAAGATAGATACCCAGATCTCGAATACCCCTAGACTCAATATGGGTGTTCCTCCCTTTATGGGGGATTACTACCTAGTTGATGAGTTGGTCCGCCTTGAAGAATCGGTACGATTCACAGGTGCGGTAGTGGCGCGGCCTCCTGGCTTCCACGAGATAGCAGAAGAGTTTGGTGTCGGTTTCTACGACATCATCCCCGCTGTCTGGGAAGCCATACCATGGTCGTGGCTTGTTGATTACTTCCTAAACGTGCAGGAAGCACTTGACTCTTATAGGCTTGCCGAGGCTAACTTCGCGTGGCTCGTGCGCACTGTAAAGAACAGTGCGGTTGTAGACCACTCGGAGCCTTATGGTTTGGATACGATTTTTGATCCAGATCATGTTGGTGTTGATGTTACCATCAAAGGCAAGCGTCAGAGAGCTCGCACGTCCGGAGTTACTAGGACGCGCATAACGAGTCCCCCATACGCGAGTTTTCAGTTTCGCGTACCAGGTATCAGTTCGGCGAAGTGGGCTAATGTAGCCGCCCTCGTCGCGCAGATAGAGGGGTCATCCCCCGGTGCTCGTTCGAAGATCCCGCCTATTTGGCCTTTCGGCTGGAGGCAGGGTGGACACGGACCCATTATGGGTGGACCTATGAAACCGCCTGATTTCGGCACTGGCTAAGGGGCTATCTCTTGGAACTTCAAAAGCGTTTCGCAACACTCCTGAAGCTCTTAAGAGGTACAACTCTTGCACCAGACCGGATCCAGATGGTTGAATGGGAACCACTCCCTATGTGGGATTTCAACCTTCTTAAAACGAAGGCAACCGTTCATACAACCTTGAAGGAATTTCTCCTTGACGATTGCATTAACAAGTCCCGTAACGGGCGCGGCGCAGACGGGTCTTACAAGCCCGACCTTCACCGTAACAGCCGACACTGCTCCCCCCGGTAACCCGGGTAAGCAGTACGCGGTAACAGCACTGGGCGGCACCCAAAGCGGAGTAGTGACACACTCCGTTGCCGCCCCGTTCACGACGAACTTCACTCGGCCGGCGATCCTTAAGACTCTTGGACCGCTGAACCCGATCACGAACGTTCCACGTGCCACGGCACCGAACAAGTACTCTCAGATCACCCGCAAGGGTGTCTTGCCCCTCGCGGGGCAGCCGTATCAGGTGATGGTTGCCCGTACGGATACTGAAGTGCCTGCCGGCGCAGACGTTGCCGATCCGACCTCTGTTAGGTCGTGTCTTTCGTTCCACAACGGAGCGATGGCTCAGCAGTCTGCTGGGTATGGCGACACGTGTGTTAACGGTATCCTCTAGGGTCATGCCTTAGACGTACTACCCGCGGTTTTTTATTGCTTGTGCCGCGGATAAGCTCCCGTGTAGGGAATCCTTCCCTACATATTAACTATCTTTGCAGGAGTTCTATATGTCTATGACATCGAAAATCAGCTTCCATGCTATGACCCGTCAATTGAGGGGCTCGTTAACTACGCAGCTTGCACACCTGAATAAGATGGAAATCCTCTACGACCGCCTAAAAGCGATCGAATCTCGCGCCGAGGAAGGTTGGGACCCAGAATTAAAAGAATGGGTCCTGATCTGCCAGGACGAGACGCCCGAATATATCCGGTTAACGGAGGAGTTCAATGTTACCATCAGGTACTTCCGTCGAGCCGTACGCGATCATCTGCGTACGTTCGATACGAAGTTTAGCTGCCGCACTGAATGGGAGTGAGGAGAAGCCATGCGTGTTAATGCTGGTGCTCTTTCTCGCGCTCTACATGCCGATCTTTCGGTCCATATCGACACCCAAGCTCTACTATGGGATGTCCATGCTCCCCCTCACGAGGTAGCTTGCTATCTTTTGAGGGATAACTTCATGAAGAAATTTGTGGAGGGGACGGAACCTTCTCCAGAAGCCTGCAGCGCCGCGTTAGATAAATTTGACGCGGTTAACGAACGCTGTAAGAACTGGATATATAGGCCCGAGCATGATGTGGACGCTGAATTAGTAGGGGGCCTTCAACAAGCCCTCTACGAGTTCTGGTACCCTAAAACGGATCCAGAGCATGGTCCCCTTGTCTCTGATTACCGCGAGATCTTCTCACGCGGTGGTTCAGGTTCTGGTGCGAGCTTGCTTGCACGAGATTGTGACTTCTATACGAAGTACTTCGAGGGTCCATTGTCAGCTAGTACGGAAGATCTCTCCATTGTTTGGAGACGCTGCACATCCATGACAGGCCTCTGGTCGGAAGCCGAAAGGTTCCGCGACGATGTCCACGGTACTGTAGTGGTAGAGTCAAGCAAACTTAGCTTCGTCAATAAAACGACGAAAATTGCCAGGACTATATGCACCGAACCTAGCATCAATATGTGGATGCAGAAAGGTGTAGCAAGTCTTCTCGAAGAGCGCCTAAAGCGTTACTACGGGATTGATATTCGTGGTCGTGTCAACGACCGAACTGGGATTCGCGAAAGCGAAGCACAGCCGGATATCTCTAGGCAAATGGCCTGTGCGGGTTCTTACGACGAACGTTTTGCAACGATCGATCTTGAGTCCGCATCTGATTCGCTTGGCCTTAAGATGCTCGAGCTTGTTCTCCCGAAAGGGATGTTCAAGTTACTCTGCGCACTTAGGTGTCAGTCGACGATCCACCCTAACAAGGGTGTTGTGCCACTGCATATGATCAGCACTATGGGTAACGGGTATACTTTTCCGTTGCAAACAGTGTTGTTCTGTGCGGTAGTTAAGTCCGTTTACACCTATTTAGCCATCCCATTTAACCGGTTTGGCAAAGCAAGTGATCGCAGCTTTAGCGTCTTCGGTGATGACATCATCGTGGATACGAGGGCCTCGCGGCTTGTTCTCAGGTTGTTACACCTCCTGGGGTTTGTGGTGAATAAGGATAAGACCTTCGTTGAGGGTCCGTTTCGAGAATCCTGTGGCGCCGATTTCTACCAAGAAGTCAACGTACGTGCGGTTTATTGTAAAAAACTCCGCACTGAGCAGGACTTGTTTTCCATCATCAACGGTCTTAATCGTTGGTGCGCCAGGTTTGAGCTCTACCTGCCACGCACTATTGCCCTCCTTTGCAAAGGAATCAGGCAACCTCTTCGGAGATTTGTACCTCCCGATGAGGACGACTCGGCTGGACTTCATGTCCCGTTGAGCTTCGCTCTAGCGAATGGTTATAAGCTATTGCGAAGTGGTCTCGTGCAATATTCACCTATGGTCCCACGACAGTGGGAGTTTTATATCCTTGGTGAGTACTGTTGGACCTATAAGACGCAAGTACGAAGGAATTACAACCCATCCGGGTTGATGATCTCGTTTCTTGCTGGTGGCATCAGAGGGTGCGCGATTTCCCTTAGGCAAAGGGAAGTCGCGTACACAACGAAGCGCAGGCTAACCCCACGTTGGGATTACCTGCCCCCTCGACCCCTTGAAGACCCTCGCGGTTCCTCAAGGAGCAGGCGCTTTGCTATCGCCTGCGACCGGAATTTTGTAAGTTCCGGGTTTTGGAGCAAGGCCGCGTAAGCGGAC